AAGTGAATATTGCTAAGTGGAAGGCTGCTGTTGAATGGTGTAAAGATAGAAAGTTAGAATTTAAAATTATAACAGAAGACGAATTAGGAATCAAATGACCCTATTTGAAGATCTAAGAGAAGAAGTAGATATGGAGGAAGGGAGATCTCCCTTCTTTTATAGGAGAGCATTTAGAAGACTCACGAAAAGATATGCTTCTCAACCAGATCTTTTTGTTAGGGAAGAAAGAAAAGATGACAGTGAGGATGAAGATAATAGAGATAACAATCTACTAAGAAGATTCCCCAGGCAAGGACATCTTTTTATGTTTGAATATACATCAGAGAGGGATAACGTATCAGTATTTGATCCATTCCCATTAGTTTACTGTATAAGTAATGATGGTAGAACATTTCAGGGGTGTAATTTACACCTTATCCACCCACTCAAAAGAAATATAGTTGTAGAAAATTTAAAAAATGACAAATTGACATTACCCTACAATTCCATATCTAAATATAACATAAGTCAAGTGCGAGGTTTATTCTTAGATATCGCAATCGAAGAATGGACTACAGCATCTACTCTGCCCATTGAAGACTTCGTTGAGATCAGAGACGGCAAACCTCGATCCGTGAATGCAAGAGATGTATGGAAAAAGAACAATCGTTCTTTTAGAAACATGCTGCGTGGGGCACGGATATACAAAGGTTACGGAAAAAACGACAAGGACTTTAGGTAAACAGAATGTCAAGAGATAGAAAAAAGACTTCAGTAACCACTTTGGGTGGCGCAGATTTTAGAAATGTTCCAACTGAACTTGGTGCTGCGGGAGATACAGTATATGTTTCCCCCACAATCAAAATGGCGACACAGCAGAACATTGAATATGTATCTGTTTTTAATCCTAAAACCAAAGAAACTCTTCTTTTTAGACAAAGATATGGTGCAGGTGGTCCAACAGTAATTGATTATAACACAGACTATATTGGAATAAGAAATGCAGATGGTACTTATACCACAAATGCTACTACTTCTGCAGATTTTATGAATGATGAGTCTCGATCTGCTTTAGCAAATCAGCAAAATGTTTTAGACAGTCTCGAAAATAATAGAAATTACACTTATAGAACAGGATATGCACTAGATAACAACGGACAAAAACCAACACCAATTCAAATATCACAAGCACTTAATAGTCCAGCTACACCAGATCCACCAACAGCAGATCCACAAACTGGAGATGATGCAAATGATGATGGTGGAGATGGTTCTACATTAGCAACTCTTCAGAGTGTAGTTGATGATAATGGTGTTCAACAAGCTGCTGAGGCAGGTAATTTATCCGAAGACCTCAGATATCCAGTCGGTAGTCCAACATATCTAAAATCAGACTATATTAGATTCTCCGCTGTAAAATATGAACCAGCATCAATCAATACTAATAGTTTTGCAATATCATTCAATACTGGAGAGGTTTTAGGTGCTTCGGTATATCTACCAATACAAGGTGGTATATCAGATTCAAATGGAGTTGGGTGGAATGAAGAAGTCATAAATCCAATTCAAGTCGCTGGTGCTGATATAGCCATGCAAACCATGAGTAGTGGTGGTGAGGGTTTGGTAAATTCTACCTCAAATCTTGTTGACAAATTTACTGGGTTCTCTGATGATATAAAAACAGCAATTAAAGCATCTGTTACAGAATCCGCAATTGGCGCAAATATACTACCAAGAACCCAAAGAGCAATTTTTAACCCAAATACAGAACTTCTCTTCAATGGTCCTCAATTAAGAGCATTCACATTTACATTCAAACTTTTGCCAAGAAATGCCACAGAGGCAGCAAATATTAAAAAAATAATTAGATTTTTTAAAGTGAATATGGCAGCAAGAACAACAGAAGCACAACTGTTCTTGAAAGCACCCAATATATTCCGAATTGAATATATACACAAGGAAGAAGAGAACCATAGAGGTCTAAATTTAATCAAAGACTGTGCTCTCCAAAACTTCTCTGTTGACTACACTCCAGATGGATCATATATGACGGTTGGTGATGACTCTGAGGGAACTATGTTCTCATACAACCTAACCATGAGTTTTATGGAACTTGTCCCCGTTTACTCCAAAGATTACGACGACGAAAAAGCAGGAAATCATCCAATCGGTTACTAAAAAATGGCAAATTATTTCAGTTACGTACCATTTATAGCATACATCTCTAGGGATACTGAACGCTCGTCTCTAGGAGATTATACTGTTGTAAAGAATTTATTTAAGAGAGCAAAGATACGTGAGGATATATTCCAAAACTTAAGTTACTTCGATAAGTATCAAATAAAAGGTGATGAAAGACCTGATGAAGTAGCAACTAAGATCTACAATGATGCTAGTTTGGATTGGGTGGTCCTGCTATCAAATAATATTCAGAATGTTTATGATGAATGGCCTAAAACACAGCGAGCATTTGATAAGTACTTATTAAGCAAATATAAAACATATGAGAATCTTTATAGTGGAATACATCACTATGAGACCCTGAAGACAACTACAAGAGATGGTCAAACCATAGTAGAGACTGGTGTAGAAGTTAACGAAGGATTTTTTAAGGCACCAGAGTATGAGATCGAACTAGATCCAAATGTCGTCCTGCCATCAGAAATACCAGGGGATTTTGCAGCAGCAACCGCAGAATACGACGCAAACACTGGAGCAGTAACAAAATTAACCTTAACAAATGCTGGGTCTGGTTACACAAGTTTTGCTGAAGCATCTATAGAAGCACCACCACAACCAGTAACAGCTACTGCAACATGCCAATTAAATGTGGCACCAGATGACCGAGAAGTTGGTGCAATAACAATTGTTGATAGTGGTAGTGGATATAATTATCAACCAATAGCAACATTCAGTGATCCACCACCAACTGTCACTGCAGTTTTAGAACCAGTTATTGGTGTTGGAGGATCAATTCAAAGTGTTGGTATCACATCTGCTGGAGATGGATACACATTTACACCTATAATAACCTTCCCACCTCCACCAAACATTATTGAGAGTGCAATATTTGTATCTGCTAGTCCATTTACTCTAGAAACTGGTTTTGAAGGTTGGTTTTTAGATGCTCTTGGAAAAAAATTATTCAGTGCTCATGGTGCAAACGCTTATACAAATGGTGTAATTCAACAATATGAATTGACTACATCACATGACATGTCAACTGGTTCTTTGGTGAGATCAAGAACTTTAAACTTCGATGGATTAACCTTTGAATACTGTACTGGTGTAGAATTCAAACCAGACGGAACAAGAATGTATGTAAGTGGTCTTACAAACTCTGGTAATAAAATAGCGCAGTATGACTTATCTACTGCATGGGATATTAGCACAGCATCTCTTGATACTAGTGTATCAATGCCTTCAATGTCGGGCGTAAGAATACAAGATACTGGAGAGCATATATTCATTCTAGATAACCAAGATCCTGATACGATTAAAAAATATTATTTGGCAACGAATTGGGACATCGCAACTATGTTCCCACTTCCAGTTCAAACAGCAAATATAGCAACTATTTGTCAACCAAATGAATCATCTATTCGTGGATTCTCTTTCAAGGATGATGGTTCAAAACTATACGTATCTGGAACAGATAACAATTCAACGTTTGTTATAGTACTGACAAATAATTGGGATATTTCTGGTCTAACTTTACTTGGAGCATTAAACGTACAGAGTGCTAGTGGAGATTCTACTCCACTAGACGTTTTCACAAATCCAACAGAGACTTTGTTCTTCATTGGTGGTTCAATTAATAGAAAGATATACACATATGATACTGATGTAACAGCAACAGCGACATGCAATGTTGGTGTTGGAACTAGAGCGGAGACTATCGTAAATGTAACCGTAACAAAACCTGGATCTGGATACACTTCCACACCAGCACCAACCATACAAATACAACCACCAATTCCTCACAGAACAGCAAAAGGTTACACTTTAGTCACGAATGGATCTGTTGTTGGAATTGTTATGCAGGATCGCGGATACAATTACAGATCTGCCCCAACCATAACAATACAAGATCCACTATCTGCAATCACAGCAAAAGCACTGGTAAAACCAGAGGGAGGAGTAATTAAAGAATTAAAGATACTTGATCCAGGAAGAGGGTACAATTCCGCCCCACAGGTATTCTTCAGTAAACCAGGACCACTCTATATTCCAACAAAAAATGAAGTTTTTGAAAGAAATGGTCAAGAATGGAAGTATGACGGATTTAATTGGAGAAAGAGACTAACTTATGGAACAATATATTATGACGATATTGCAGATGACCTAGTAGAAATACCTGGTGCAATTGCAGCAACAGCAATTACAAATTATCAATATGAAGATAGATTAGAAGCAGAGAAGAGATCGATATATCTGTTAAAACCAGAGTATTTGAATTTACTGTACAATGACCTAGATGAAATCATGCCATACAAAAAAGGTTCCCGACAATATGTGTCTGAGAACCTTAAGAAGGGTGATAACCCTAGATTGTATGATTAATCTACCTCAACTCTCAGCGAGTTTTTGGAAGTAACTAAGAGCGTCATCTTCTTCATCAGTAGAATCAGAAGAACTCTTTGCCATAATATCAGGAGAATTGAATCCACCATCTGAAGGAAGATTATCAAGTTCTTTCTTCAGATCTGCAGGAAGTTCAGACTCCTGTTGGCGATTACCAAAACTGGGACTGAAGTTACCGCGCATGTTATCTTCATCTTGCACTTCTTCATCCTGAAGACGAGGAGTGCCTTTTCGACCAAGAACATAGTCCAGACGAGTCTGGAGTTGTTCATAAGACTTGAATTGATCCGCTGCAGTCATGGCAGTAAGTGAATACTGCTTCTTCCACAGTGCTTCAAGAGCATCGTCATCGTCCAAAAGGACGCTAGGAGAATCAAACTCAGACTTATCGTAATTCCAATAACCATCAACCTTACGAATCTTCAATTTGAAGTTTGCACCCTGCCAAAAATCAAAGGGGTTGATAGGTGTTTCATCTTCAAACTCAGGTTGCATTGCTGCCATAACCTTGTCGAAGATCTTCTTACCAAACTTGAACAGGAAAACTTGTCCTTCATTGTGAGGATTAGCAGGATCCTTTACAACGTAGATATTACTATAATAGGACAGTTTACGCTTTTGTTTGCGTACAATCTCTTTGTTTTTATCACTGCCACTGTTCCAAAGAGTGCGATTATATTCAGATACAGGATCTTTCTGACCGATAGTAGTCAGAGAGTTCTCAATGTACCAGCCACCAGGACCTTGGAATCCATGAGAGTACATCTTCACCCAAGGAAGATCTTCCCCATCAGGAGCAGGAAGGAATCGAATAACGGCATAACCATTACCCGTTTTATCCATTTCAGGTTTCCAGAGACGATCATCACCGCCACTAGAGTTGCTATTCATCTTCTCAACTTCTTTAACAAGTTTGGAAGTCAAAGAACCAAGAGAAGACTGTTTTTTGAGATTAGCAAAAGACATTCGGATTACCTCGTATTTGTTTGTATTCGGCTTTTGTGTACCCTAGGGCACTTGCGGCGAGTACGGACCTATATTAGTGCAAGTGCCCGTGGTTGTCAATCAATATTTCCAGTCTTCTCGACTTGTTCCTTCATGTGATCAATTAATTTTTCCATATTGCTGAATATCACGTTCATATCAACATCTTCAGACATGCCAAGCATAGCAGCAGACTTGGTAATATGCTGTTTCATCTTGATCGCCTCTGGATCATCAGATAAAGAAAGTCTAGCATACAATACTTTTTGCTTGTCAATAAGAGTTTTAAGCAATTCTACATGATCAAGTTTATCTTGCTTGTTCATGCTATAAAAGCTAAACATCTTACTATATAATTTTTCTTGCAATTCGTTGATATGGACAATTTCTGCCCTTACGACCTCTGAATCAAAAAACGTCATAAAACGCAGTCCTTTAAAATTTTACGAAATTTGAATATATCAATATTTAGAAATGGATCGTACTTCCTCATCGTTTTTGATATTGTCTCCCATACAGGATCTTCCAGTTTTTTATCAAAATTACGTCTAAATGACAAAATACGATCTAGTATAATTAAGGTTTCTATTGAAATATGACCCTGAAGATGCAATTTCAATAATCTAGGATGTTGACCAGATTTGACCTCAAACAGAGAATCTAAATCTGTGTTTACGAGCATATTTTCAACTTCTTCTCTAAAAAGATAACTTAGACTCTGAACTCTTTTTTGCCATCCAACATATGCAGATTCTCCTTCACGAATCATTTGACCGATCCAAGTGCTCTCACCAGAACTAATGAAGTTTGACACAAAAAAGTCAACGACCTCTTTGTCATTTTTTTGCCGACTCATTTTTTCAAACCAATACCTATCCTTCCTTTTATAAAAGGATTGAAGGGAAGCACGAGTCTTCCCACAGTATTTGTGGTAGTCGTATTTATCTTTAGTGAAGTGTTGCTTCAACCCCAGATAAGTTTTATATACGTCAAAGGGAGTCATTTTAACAAAAAGGGTTTTCACGA